TAGCCCAACATAGACTTGGCCTATGACTACAGCTACAGTCATTATACCCCAGAAGGTATAGTACTTATTTGTTTTTCGTACCTTTCCCTTTGCCATTTTTCTTAGTGGGTGGTCGGCCTTTAGTTGTGCCGTATGTTCCTGGTCCTTGTGGCATAATGATTACCAGGAGCTAGTAGATAGTGTACCTGCTGCACAGGTATCAAACTTAGGTGATAGTTCAATGTTAGTTTGTCCATCGCTTACACCATTAACAGTTATCCTTCCGGCACCGTTGCCACCTGGTACTGTTAGTACATCATTATCTGTATAATTTATACCTTTGTTTACAATGGTAGCTCCGTCAATTGCTCCACCATTTACTGTAATAGTAGCGGTAGCTCCAGTACCAGTACCACCTGTTGGTGTTACAGTACCTGCTGAATAACTTCCACCTCCAGTGAACCCATCAAAGGCTGCTATCTCTCCAGTGGAATATGGATGCTTATAGATGGGTGCGTTAGCATCGTTTGTTACATAAAGTGTAGTGACCCCTGCGTTCTTGGGATCATACATTGTTGCGTTTGCCATAGTTAGAATTCTAAATTGGAACGTTCTAGTTTATCGTATATTGCCTGACGATAGGCAGGGTCTTTGTCATATTCAGGAGAACTCATAGCTTTTACTACTTGAGCTTGGCTCTTGAATGTATCTCCTTCAGACTTAGCTGCTTTACCTTGTAACATCTCTCCATCAACTCCTTTAGCATCATTATATCTATAAGCTAAAGCTTGTACTGCAAAGAATGCTGACAAGGGATCTCCTCTATCCATGACCTGGTCATACATACTAACCTCTTGTTCTTTAAGGTTATCTTTAGCCCAACCCATCATGGAAGTATACTCCTCATCACCACCAACAATACCTTTAAGATCTTTAACATTATCTTCAGTTAATTCACTTTGAGGTTGTTGTTGTTGAAACTCCTGTCTTTGCTGTAGATACATCTTAGCTATATCTTCAGAATTCAAGTCTTGAAGCTGCTTAAGAGTATCTTCACTAACTTTATCTTTAGTAGTAGCTTCATCCCAAAGAGTATTTAAAAATGAAGTATCAACTTTATCAGTGTCTTCTTTCTCTTCTTTAGCCTCAGGCTTTTCTTCAGGTTCAGCCTGCTCTTCCTTAGGTTCACCAAGTTTCTTTTGTAACTCAATGTAACCTTGCTCTAAGTCTTCAGCATTTTTAAATTTACCAGCAAGCATTTGCTCTTGCTGTTCAGCCATCTTCTCACCAACCTCTAGAGAATCCTGTTCCTCTTCAGTTAGCTCACCTTCTGCCTGTTCATTCGGATTGTAAGTTAGTGTTGCCATTGATTGTAATTACTTTTAGGTTTCCAAGACCAACAGTAGTAACCTTCTGTCCAGGTGTACTGATTGTTGGTTTGCCAACGCGCATCTTTGGAGCATATTTATTAGGCTTCTCTTCTTTTGCAAAGAGTTCCCTATCTTCTGTACTCAAAGGTGGTTGGACTTTCTTACGCCGGACCCGCTTGGGGCGGCTGGGCTGCATTGCCCCCTCCTTGTTGTCCACTGAGTGCCTCCGCTAATTGTGGGTTTTTACTTGGATCATTCATAGGATCACCTGCAGCTACCTTAGATTGCTCAAGCTGCATCTGTTGTTGTTGAGCTTGTTGTTGTTCACCTTGTATCTCTTGCATAGATCTTACTAGGTTAAGTATATCTATACCTTGAGAGGCTGCCAAACGTTTGATAACTTCTTCAGGATTGATGTATTGTTGTGTAGCTTCTGGTCCCATAGTCTGAGATATAGTAGTTAGGAATTGTCCCAACGCTTCTCTATCTTGACCACGACCTAAAGCATTTACACCAGCTACAATAGTAGGCTTAACAATTTTTTCAGGTAGTCTAGGTATTTGTCCAGTCTTTTGGAAGACAGACAGTTTCCTATTTAAGTATGGTACTAAGAACTCAACTGTAAGTAGACTGAATAGTCCACCGAGTTGCTGCTCTAGTTCCATCTGTGTCATTCGTACTTCTTCTGCTGTTGTCCTTTCACTTTGGCGTACCGAAAGTATAAGGAAAGCTTCTGCTAATCTCTTCTCTAATTGTCCTATCATTTGATAGGCAGTCTGGAAGTCAGCACTCTTGCCAACTTGCACAACTCCTATGTCATCGGGCCGTCCTTGGACGATAGCACCATTACCAGCAGCCGCTAGGGTCTGTGGTTTAGTTGTACTAGAAGGACTTACAACAAATACAACCTTAGCTGCAGCTGCGGATCCTTCTACAATAGCCTGAGATAATGCCTCAAGACTCTTCAAGTCTCCAACAAATTCTTCGACTCTACCCCGTCCATAAGCTTCTCCATCAACTGTGTTGAATCTGAGATGCAACCATGGACTTGTATTTAAGGGTGCTTTACCTCTTGATGTAGGTATTATTTTATCATAAACTTCTTGATGCCAAACAAATTTGTTGCCATCTCTCTTTACATGAGTATAGACATCGCAGTCTTCATCACGATCGTCGTCTAAGTTACCCTGCATTGGTGGTGTGTAGTCAGGGATAACATCTGCCAATAATTTTTTGGCTATTTTTTCTTTGGTTACGATCTCTATGACATTACCACTACCATCTCGATCTATAACAAAACGGTTCAACGGATAGAGCTTAAGTCCATCTTTACCCATAAAGATAAGAGCGTTACCTGCTACTACCAAATGCTTAAGTGCTTGGTGTATTACTACACGATCATCTGAAGCTGCGATAGCATCCATGATAGTGCGCTCTATCTTTGCAAACGATAGATCCAATTCAGTCTTCATTTGATCAGGCACCTCACCTAATTGTGAGTCATCTACCTGAAGTTTGAAGAAGCTTGTCTGCACAGGCATAAGAGCTAACATGAGTTTACTCGCTAAAGTAACTACACCTTTTGCTCCAACCGATTGCCACGGTGTATTTAAATCCCGTGTGCCTCCTCTGAATTGTTCTTCGTCTTTGATTAAATATGGAAGTGTTAGTCTAGCCGATACATCCGCTTGATTTAGATACTCGGTACGGTATCCTCTGAGAAAGTCATACCTTTTCTTAGCTGTCATTGTTATTTAATGTTAAGTCCAGTAATTTGTTTCTTTTTCTTACCTAATGATCCTGCACTCATTCCACCACCACCACCAGTTGGCATAATCTGCATCACTGGTTTTTGTTTCATTGCTTTCATCTGTTGAATCTGCATCTGTTGAGTAGCGGCTGTCTGTCTCTGTTGCCAAGCTGACTGCTGTCGTTCATAAGCTTTCTGATCAGCAGAGAATTGTTCCATCGCTGCTTGTTGTTCTTGTCTTTGTTTTGATAATTGTCCAGAGAAATCTGATGACATGTCACCAAGTCTGGTATTAAGTTCACCACCTGCTTGATTAACAGCATCACCTAGTTTACCAAATACACCTTCGTATTGCTCAGTAGATTTTGCACGATCTTGTATCTGACTATACAAACCAAATGGTTTATCAGTTGCATTTTGTAATCTAAATTTACCTTTATTCTGTTCAGCAAAATCTGCAATTTCTTTATCAGATTTACCTATAGCTAAGTTGTGTAGATAATCCACACCACCATAGTAATCTAAATTACCAGGGTTAGCTCCAGGGTTCTGACCAAAACTCCATGACTGGTCACCACCAGCAATCCTTTCATAAAGACCACCAGCTTGACCTCTCTTATGTGGGGCAGCTAATTTAGACTGACCTTCATCAGTACCTAACCAATCTAAAATTTCTGAACGTCTATGAGCTAAGGCTCCTCTATCTCTAGATCCTACATTCATTAAAGCCATGCCATAATCAGCACCACCAAAATGTGTACCTCTATTACCATAGCTTATGTTTTTATCCCAAGGTTTATAGTTTTGATTACCTTGTGTCTGGCTGAATATATCTAAGCCAGCTGTTGCTCCTCCTAATCCCATTTAAACTTTCCCCCATGATTTTGGTATGTTTGTTGGGCGACTAACTTTAGGTCCGCCTCCT